GTGCTCCTCCTCCGACCACAGCGTTCCTGTCATGTCGATCGCGCGCGTCGTTGAGTGAAGATATTTTCAAACGCAATCGTAAGATGGACGATCTCAAGGCTGTTATGCAAATCATCGATGAACATTCAAACGTCCTTCCAGAAGGTGCCTACCTAAAATTTTGTGAAAAAATGCGAAAGTTATACACCGACAAGGAAAAGGCTATGACCCTCTTTGATTACGAGCACCCCATAGTGTCCCTTCACGCCAACCCTGATGAGAGGAGTGACGTCGACGAATATTTCGAACGAATCTACTGCACGAGCGCGCTCACGAATGATATCGATTTCTTGGAAAATCAGTTGGCGTATCTCGTGAATCTCAAGATGGAGATGGAACCGATGCAAAGGGTCAGCAAGTACACGAAGATGTTTTGCGTGAAACATTACTGCAAAATACACAACATCAAGATTGACGAATACAACCCCGTCGCGTTGAAGAAGTACTGCGAGGCGAACAACGTGCACATCGGAAAGAGGGGGGAAGACTTCGAGAAGGCTTTCGCTCGGGTGTGTCGCTCATACAAGGTGATCGAAAACAGATTTAGGCGTCGCACGAGGGAGAACATAGATGAGAAGATTGAACAAATCGAAAGTTGGATTGAAGATATCTACGATATTACATAATCACACAAAAGAAGATTCACGCGACCGTCCGTGTCGACCTCAAACTTTACGTGTGGCTCGTCCGTGCGAGTCGCGAACCACACGTGAATCTCCGGGTGCTCGCGCAAGACGTCCAGCCACTCCTCGTACTTCGGTTGCTTGAACCACTCGGACAACACTAAGATGTAACGCCACCGCTTGACCCGTGGATACGCGCGCTTGTACAGGGCTAATTTAGTGGGTGAATTCAAAATCTTCTCGTCCGCACTCCCGGGGACACTCTGGTATTTACACTCTAAAATCACAACCGTCTCTCTATCGTCGGTCACGTACGCACCGTCGGGTTTAAACAATCGACTCGTCGACGTGCCCTGCATGTGTTTTTTGAAATCATTTTGTTTGAGGAACAAAAAATCACCGACCCTCGCACCGTGTCCCACCGTGTACACCCGAGGGCACACGCATCTCTCAAATGGAAGACCGTGTCTATTCGTGTTCGACCCTCCCGCACCCGTGCCTCGATTGACTGCCGACGTTCGTGACCAGAACCTCGGTCGTGGTCGATTCGGGGTTTTTGCTATTGATTGCGCGACGCGCCTTGACAATACGTACCTCGTAGTAGCCTTTAAAAAAATCGCGGACGCATGGAACATTCGCGTTACTCATGCAGAAGATTGTTTTCGTGAGGGCCTCGAAGAGGGCGTCTTGGTCGAAGCCATTCGTGTTGTACCCGACGAACGAGGTCTTCGTCTCCTTCGCGTACGGTGGGTCGGCGTAGACGAAATCACCCTCCTCCACCCGACTCAGTGCCACTGAGAAATCACACACCTCAAACTCCACGCGACGCAGCATCGCCTGCATGGCTTGGAGTTCTCCCAACGTCGGCCACTTAGGGGTGGTCTTGTAGTGCCCGTACGGGACGTTGAATCCATTCGGGCCTTCTCTGTAAAGCCCGCGGAAACACGTCTTGTTCAGGAAAAACAGGAGGGCGCTTTTCTCCACGGAGGGGGGTGCGTCCCTAAACTTCTGTCTCTGTGCGTAATAAAACTCCTCCTTCTCACTCGCGTCGTACGCCGTGAACACCCTCTCGATGGCCGCGTGTAAAGCCACGGGGTCACTTTGGATGTGTTTGTAAAAGGCGATGAGGTGGGGGTTATTGTCGCTCGCCCGCACGCGGTCGATGTGAATCGTGTCTTCGGAGAGGGCGGCCAAGAGGACTGCGCCACCCCCGACGAAAGGTTCGTGGTAGGTGCGTATGCGCCGGGGAAAGTGGGAAAGCACGTCGTCGATGATTTGTGATTTTCCACCCACCCATTTGAGAAGGGGCTTCATTTATTACATTATCATTCTATTATCTTTATCAACTCCATCAGAGTCATCACGAGTTTGAAATGCTTCGGGGAGGAGGACATTTTCTCGGGGTGCTCCAACAAATCTAAGATGATGTCGTTGTCGTCGTCACCCACCTGACCATCCAACCAGTTGAATCGGATGTAATCCGCGCACACGTATATCGCCCCATCCAGGAGTTCTTCCAGGCACATGTGCATCCACGAATTCTTGGGTGTCCCCCATTTCCGAGTGTCGTCGGTCGACCTGACGCCGTGGCCGTATCTTTCTCTCCCGAGGTCCAAGCGCTGTTTGAAGAGATCCATATTTACTAATGAATCAGAACAATCTTTTTATGTCTAAAATTAAAACCACCCGACACCCTCTCCCGGAGTTTTCCACCGCGTGGTACCGCCCGTGATCGAAGAGGAAAGCCTCTCCCGGTCGCTGTCGGTGGGCGCCGCGTTTGGTGCGGAGCACGCTTTCACCCGAACCCTCGAGGGTGAGTTGGTACCTAAGTTGTAGGTTGGACTCCGCCCTGTGAGGCGGGAGGGACGACGGTCCATCCATCACAGCCAAGACGCCGGTCGTTTTGTCCACGCACGGAATTCGACCCACCAGTTTTTTTAAATTTGGAAAGTCTTGAATTTTATAGTAGTAATAATTTTTATTGTGTGGGAACCAATCATCCAAATCGTGGAAAAAATATTTCGGCGTGGACTCTTTCATGGAATCGAATTCACGCTTAATGTTTTTCCAGTGTGCCTGGAGAGTCCACAGTCCGGGGTAGTCGTGTATGTTGTGTCTCGAACCCCAAAACACCAAATCCACGAGGGCGTTTCGCACACCCACCACGGGGCGCCACGGGTTTTGGAAATACAAACGATCGATTGGGTCTTTGGTGAAATCGTACGCCACGGCGATTACTGGAAGCAACCACAACATATTTTCTCAGTACATAATAAAAATGCCCGGATACAAGCAAGAAAAGTATGCCCCAGAGAAGACTGAAGAAGTGAACACCCTCGAGAAGCGATTTTGGAGTGACGTCGGTTTGTCCACCACCGATTACGTCTACATCGCCGTCCTTGCCCTCGCTTACTTTTACAGAAAGCAACTCGGTCAACGCAACGCCGGTATCGTCGCCGTCCTCGCCCTCGTGCTCTTGTTGCGCGGTCGCATGGCCGGTGGCAGGGGCCCGGCCCCGGCGAAGGAAATGTACTGCTCCATGTGCAACAACTAATTAATTTTCACCCACCATAGTAAGATGTTGACTGTCAAACTCATAAAAAGTCCGAGCGTGAAACACAAATACAGGGTGATTTTCCCCGACAAACGAGCGGTGGATTTCGGGGCCAAGGGGTACAGCGATTACACAATCCACAAGAACCCAGTGCGGATGCGTGCGTACGTGGTTAGACACGGGGGGATTGTGTCTAAACGCGTGCGTAAAGAGGAAGACGCGCGAGCCGTTCACAGGGAGATGCTTCGCGTGGACAAATCCATGAAAGAGACGTGGACGATGTCAGGTCTGTACACCGCCGGTTTTTGGTCCAGGTGGCTCCTCTGGTCCTTCCCATCCCTCTCCCAAGCCAAGATGTTCATGGCTTCGAAATTTAAATTAAGGTTTGTGTGAGTAGTGTTGTAAGATGATGTCCCTGTCGGCTTCGCCGCGCTCGACGTATTTTTTCAACACCTGACTCTTTGTCTTTTGAGTCAACCCATTGAGGGCGAAGACCGGTGCAAAGTCACGGTCTATGCCCTCTTCTATTCCTTGCCACAGCGTTCGCCAGTTTTCAAAACCGACGTCTGTGATAACGAAACCAGCCTTGACCCGGTCGGCGAAAGTCTTCGTTTTCTTCAGGTACTCCACGCACTTGTATTCGCGTATGACGTAGAGGTCTGTGCCTGGGACGAATCCGAAGGGAAACGAAAAAATCAAGATGGCCACGACGATGAATGACACGACGTAGGCCAAAGTGAAAGTCACGTCGAAGACGGGTTCGTCAGACATGTTACTATTATTAGTGAACATTTATTTTTATAGTTTACCGATGAGATACGGGCGCGTCTTCGCGCACATGCCAGGACTGAAGGTGATTTCCCCGACGTAATTCTTCCCGTACCGACTGAAAAAGTCCACGCGCACCAAACGAATCGGGGTCTTCGCCTCTTTGTTGATGCCGTCGTAAATTTTAGTCGCCACCTGAAGCAATTCCGGAGAGGCGTCTTCCGGGTAGAACACCTCCTCTTCCCCACCGTGCATGCGCTGGAAGAACACCAACTCCCCGTCGACGATGTGGTATTTCAAATCCACGAGGTCTTCACCCAAAAACTCCTCGATGATGATCTTTGGGTCGTTGTATTCGTAATGCATCTGCCTTCGACGCGCGGGCTTTCCAGTCTCGTGAAACCGGGTGGCCAAAAACTTTCGAGCCTTTCCAACGAGGGCGTCGGCATTCATCTCATCCTTGTCGTCGACGACGACGTTCATGCGCGAACCGTGGGTGTTCTTCAGCACAAACTGCTGGGGACACTTGTCACTCTTTAGGTAGGTGCGCAGGGCGGACATGTCTTTCGTTCGGAAGAGCGTCTTCGGAATCATCTCCCTCAACTCTGGGAAACGGCTGCGCAGCCACACCTTGGATTGTTCTTTGTCGGAGAGTTGTCCCTTGAGATGCAACTCGTGGTCCAACTCTTCTCGACAGATTGCGTTGTAGCGGTCCTGTGACAACCACAAAATGGTAATAATCAACAGGACGACGATGGTCCAAACAATCATTATTAATAATCTCAGAAAATATATAATAATGATACTCTACGTGTTGTTGATCGCACTTTTAGTTTTGTATTTCTACACGATGACTGGGAAAGACCTCGTGTCCCCACAGAAGGCGATGGACCTCATCAACTCTGGTGCGGTCACGGCCATCGTGGACGTTCGAACGCGCACGGAGTACAACATCGGGCACTACCCGGGAGCGAGAAACATCCCAGTCGGTGAGATTGACGAGGAATCCACCTCCGCCCTCCCGCGGGACGGAGCCATCCTCGTCTACTGCAACACAGGCCAACGCGCCAGGGTGGCCGCGAGAAAACTCAGGCGGCTCGGGTTCGAAGCGTTTTACATCTCGTGTTCTTTTACCTGCATAATGTAAGATGTGGTGGCCCTGGCCTCTCAGCAAACTCAAGCGATCGTTCAGTTACCTCCTCGGTGAGTGAGGATTTTTTTCTAAATAAATAGTACCAAAAACATTCAAAGATGTCCTCCCCGAACTGGACTTACAAGGAAAACAAAGACGGCGTCAAGCAACTCCTCTTCAAGGGTCGCGTCGCCACCCGCAAGGGTACCCGCAGAGGTGTCCGAGGCGGTGCCAAGGGTCACAAGCGCGTGACTCTCCCGGGTAACGTCAACTCCAAGGGTGGTCGCGTCTCCTACACGGCCCTCCGCAACAAGGCGAAGAACCTCGGCCTCCCGGTCGTTTCCGTCGAGAAGCGCACCCAAGCGGTGAAGGAATTGTTGGCCAAGTTCAAGGCCACTCCGCCGCCGTCCCACCGACTCACGCGTGAGGAGTTGGTGAACGCCATCCTCAGCAAGAACCTCCCGAAGTTCGTGCCGAAGGAGCGCAAGGAACGCTCTAACAAGGGCAAGGCGCGCAAGACGAACGAAGAAAAGGCTGCGACCAAGAAGGCTCGCGCCAACCGCGCCAAGGCCAAGCGCGCGACGCTCGCCAAGGCGAAGAAGGCCCTCGGTGCGAGAAAGAACCTCGCGGCG